TTGGCGCAGTACAACTTGATTGAAGGGCAGACCGAATGGGCCTACCAATACGGGGTCAGCGGGAATGTAGCCCTATCCGTGGGTATCCTTAAGATGCCCTTCGTGTCGCACATTGACAACCCCTATGCCCCAACGGTGGACCTCGCCTTCGGGCAACCTCGCTTGGTGTATTACAACGCCGTGAACGCAAGCGGCAACACCTTCGTTTACACCAATAACAACCTCTACAACACCTACTGGCTCAATTACATCAACGAAACAGTATCGCAGGAAGCCTTGCAGTTAGAACTCACGATGCTGCTATCAAGCGTGGACATCTACCAACTGGATTTCCGCAAACCCATCTATTACGGCGGCATCCGTTGGCGGTTGATCGAAATACGGGACTACCTCGTAGGGCAGATGAAACCCTGCCGTGTAACGCTCCGCCGCATCCTCAACCTTACCGAGTTTGTAGCAAAGTCCACCTTGCCACCAAGAAGCGACCCGTCGGGACTATTTAACGGCCCGATTGACGATGATCCGATTGACCCCGGCTACGAGCCTCCCGTAAACCCTGAACTACCCTCCGAAGGTTAAACTATGGCAGTTACTAAAGAAATCGTCCTCGAAGTAGGGCTTAAAGACTCAACCGCACAAGGCACGACGAGTGCCAAGCAGCGTCTGCGTGAACTCCAAAAGACGCTCATTGATATGTCTTTGGCCGGGCAAGAAGGCACGAAGGCTTTCAAGCAAATGGAGGCCGAAGCGGGAAAACTCAAAGACCAAATTGGGGACACCTCGCAGCGAATCAAGACCCTTGCAAGCGACACCGTAAGAATTGACACCGTTGTTTCAGCGGTGCAGGGTATAACGGCAGGGTTCCAAATCGCCCAAGGTGCAGCAGCATTGTTCGGGTCCGAGAACGAGGACTTGCAGAAATCGTTGCTCAAGGTCCAAGGGGCCATGGCTCTCGCGACTGGAGTGCAGCAGGTTGCCAACCTTCTCAACAAGGACTCTATCCTGATAACCCAAGGCCAAGCAGCAGCACAGGCCCTCTACGCAACCGCAGTCGGGGCAAGCACCGGGGCGATGAAGGCGTTTAGAATCGCCCTCCTTGCAACGGGTATCGGTGCAGCAGTCGCAGCCGTAGGGCTGCTTATCGCCAAGTGGGATGAACTCACCGCAGCGGTCCGCAGGTTCCTGAACCTACCCGACCCAGCCATCGCAGCGAAGGCGAGGGAGCAGGCGTTATTGCGTGAAGAAGCAGCGTTGTCCAATTACCGGGATGCATACGAAGCCCACACCGAGGCGCAGATTCAGGCCAACAGGAAGCGTGAAGAAGATGACAGGAAGACCGCAGAGGCTCGCAGGTTAATGATGGAAGAGCAGGCTCGGTCAAGGGCTATCATGGCTGAAACCGAAGTACTACAAGCCAAGACAACGGCTGATGCTTTGGTGCAGATTACGGCTGACCAGAACGCCAAGCAGGACGCTTTGAACGCCCAAGCGGTGCAGACCGAGATGGAGCGTCGCATCAAGTTCAACGAGGACATGAAGGCCAACGAACTTGCCTTGGCCGAGTTCAAAAAGCAAGTAACGGTTGACTCATTGCAATCCGTTCAAAGCATCTTGCAGTCCTTCGGCAACGAAAGCAAGGGTCTTGCTCTTGCTGCCTTGGCCTTGGAGAAAGGCCTTGCTATTGCCAATGTCATCGTGAACCTGCAAAAAGAGATGGCAGCGAATGCGGTCATCGCAGCAGCCAACCCGGCCAATGCTATAACCGCAGGGGCAGCAGGTGTCGCACAACTCAAGGCCTACAACACGCTTTCAAAGATTCGGGCAGGGCTACGCATCGCAGCGATTACCGCTGCTGGCATCCAAGGAGCCAAAGCCATTACAGGCGGAGGGGATAGCGGTGGTGTTCCAGCAGGAGCAGCAGGTGGTGGCGCACCGGGTGCAGCAGCAGCCCCGTCAATCTTTGCAAACCCGAACGTTACCGACCTGTCTGGATTCGGTCAAGGCCAAGGTCAAGGCTCATCACCGATGCGAGCCTATGTCGTGGAACGGGACATCACCCAAAGCACTCGGAGGGTTCGGAGGTTGGAGGAATTTGCAACTCTTGGAGCCTAACCACATTTACCTGCATGGAACTACCCATTTATAGGATGACCGTGGACGAGGTGGATGAAGGGGTCCAATTCGTGGCCCTGACCGATATGCCCGCCATCGAACGGCCATTCCAAGCCTTCGCAAAGACACCACAAAAGTTCACCGAAACAGGCGAGCGGAGGGTGCTTACTGGCCCTCTCATGCTTGCAGACACTCCCATCTTTCGCAAGGACGAAACCTACGGGGAGTACTACGTCGTATTCGACAAGGCCACCATCCGCAAGATAGTCCAAAAGTATTTCAAGCAAGGCAACCAGCACAACGTCAACGCTTACCACAACGCTGAACTGGACGGAGTGTTTATGTTCGAGTCATTTATAACCGATGCCGAGCGTGGCATCATGCCACCCAAAGGCTACGAGGACACACCCGACGGCTCTTGGTTCGGTTCCTTCAAGGTCGAGAACGACGAGGTGTGGGACAACCGCAACCTGTTCAGGGGTTTCTCCGTTGAGGGCCTGTTCGGGATGGACAAAACCGAATCCGAACTGGAGGTCGCACTCGCTGGCCTTGCTGACGAATTAACCGCTTTTTTGCAACAATTAACCCCCACCTACAAATCCCACTAACTATGAACCTGAAAAACGCAATCGAATCCCTGCGAAGTGAACTTCGTAAATTCAGCACTCAAAAGCAGTCCTTTGCTGACTACAAGTTGACCGATGGCACGGTTGTCCGTGTGGATGGCGACCTCGTTGCCGGGACTGCCGTTTACGTTGTAGCCGAAGAAGGCACACTTCCTGCGCCCGATGGCGAACACGTCGTTGAAGGCGTTGGCACGATCAAGACCGAAGGAGGCAAGATCGTCGAGGTCATCGCCGCCGAAGTAGCGACCCCCGAAATCGAGCCGCTGCCCGTTGCTGCTGAAATCACCCCCGAAGTAGCCGTTGAGGTTACCGAGGAAATCAAGGAAGCCTATCCTGCGATGACCCCCGAAGTTGTGGAGGCTATCGTTGCCAAGCACCTCGGAGCCATGAGGGACGAACTCAAAGCAGCATACGCTGAAATGGGAAAGATGAAGGAGAAGATGTCCGCATTCGCATCGCAGGTTGAAACCATGGCCGATATCGTCGAGAAGGTCAGCGAACTCCCAGCCGAAGCCCCCAAGGCCAGCGGTTCAGCAATCGTTGAGCAACGCAAGGCCCAAGCCTCGCAGAACTTCAACGCTCTCGCACAAGCACTACAATCACTCAAAAAAAACTAACCCCCTAAACCCCCACTAACCATGGCATACAATTTTGGCAATCTAAACGCCTACACCGACCAAGAGAGGCTTCCTCTCATCACCAAGGCCGTGTTCTCGGCCCGTTCAGCAGCCCTCTTTACCAAGCAGGTGGGCATCAAGTTCGCTGCTGCCCTCAACCTCATGGACACCGATGCAGTTCTGCAAGGTGGAGATGTTTGCGGTTACGCAAGTTCAGGTACGACTACATTCAGTCAGCGGAATATCACCGTTGGCCGTATGAAGGTTCAAGAAACCCTTTGCCCTCGCTCCTTGGAGCAATACTGGATGCAGACCCAGTTGACTGCTGGCTCTACCTACGACGGTGTTCCCTTCGAGCAGGCATTCAGCGAGCAGAAGGCTCTCCGTATTGCCGAGGCTTTGGAGAATGCAATTTGGAAGGGCAACACCTACTTTTCAGGTGTCAACCAGTTGTTGAACGCTGCTTCGGGTTCTACCATCAGCGGTAACACAGGAGCGGTTTCTGCCTCCGTTGGTATCACCACAGGCAATGCCATCGCCATCTTCGACGGCATCTACAACCAAATTCCACAGGCCATCTTGACTAAGACTGACCTCGTTATCTTCTGCGGTTGGGACAACTTCCGTACCTTGCTTGGTGCGTTCAAATCAACCGCTAACGTCCTGTACAACCAAGTTGACTTGGCTGGCCTTGCTGACGGGGACATCATGTATCCCGG